AGGGGTCAATGGAGTGCCATCGCGTTAAGGTTCTGCCTGGTTCCACGTTCCGCCTGAACGTGTCAGCCACCAAGCCGTATAACGCTGACTTCGACGGCGACGAGATGAATCTCCACCTTCCGCAATCCTCCCTGGCCGAGACCGAGTTACTTCAACTAGCCAGTGTCCTGCGGCTCATCATCAGCCCCCGCACCAATGCCCCGATCATTCAGATGGTCCAAGATACCTTGACGGGCGCCTTCCGCATCTCTAACCCAAAGGTTCGCATTCCCGAGCATGCGGTGATGAATATCATGGCCAAACTTCGGCGTCCTCTCTCGGCATTCAAGAAGACGGGTGAGGACCACACAGGTATGGATGTGATCTCTGCCACCTTTCCCCTGATGAACTTCAATGAGCGTGTGAAGATCGAGAACGGTATTCTCAAGAAGGGTCTGCTGAAGAAGGGCGCGTTCAACACTCCCTCCGAGGGCGTGCTCCATGTTCTGTTCAACGATTTCGGACACGAACGGTGCGGCCAGTTCATTAACGAGGTTCAGTCGGTGGTCACCAAGTTCAATCTCCATACTGGGTTCTCCACAGGAGCCTCTGATCTAGAGTCGAACAAGGAGACGATGGAGTTCGTGGCGGCGACGTTGGCGGAGGGTCGTAAGCGCGTGCAAGAAATTCTCACGGACGTTCATGCGGGAACGTTCTTCAATAATAGCGGCCGCTCCGATGGTGAGGAACTGGAGAACCAGATTCAGGGTGCGCTCAAGGACGTATCAGCCAAGATCACGAAGCTTGTGATGGATACTCTGCCTCGCGACAATCGTCTCGTCCAAATGGTTGAGTCGGGTGCCAAGGGGTCGGATCTCAACATCACACAGATGGTGGCTCTTCTAGGTCAGCAAATCATTGATAGCAAGCGTGTCCAATTCACCCTCCAGGACCGCACGCTTCCCCACTTCACAAAGTTCGATGATGGTGCCGAGTCCCGCGGATTTGTCGAGTCTTCGTTCGTCCAGGGTCTGCGTCCTGCCGAATACTTCTTCCACGCCATGGGTGGGCGCGAGGGTCTGATTGACACGGCCGTCAAGACGTCCGATACAGGCTATATTCAGCGCCGTATGATGAAGACGATGGAGGATATGCGCGTCGAGCACGATGGCACGGTGCGCAACAACGCGGGAACTATCATCCAGTATCGCTATGGCGAGGACGGTATTGATTCCACGTGCGTAGAGTCTCAGCCCATCACTCTGGGCCAGATGACTCTCGATGACATCTACAAGAATTATGCCCTCTCCGTCGAGGAACTCACACCGTTCCTCACCGAGACGATTACTGAGGCCCCTGATCTCGTAGAGGAAATCATTGCCGATCGCGATATGATGGTGAACCACGTGTTCCTGATGACCAAGAAGACCGAGGTCCTGTCCCCTGTCCACCTCAAGCGTATGATCGAGAAGTATCGTAATCCCTACTCGACCAAGACCGACTTGACACCGCAGTATATTATTGACGAACTCACCAAGTTGATGAAGCAGCCGTGGATGGCCCCCAACCGCGTGTTCCACTGCCTCCTGCGATACTACCTTGCTCCTCGCAAGTGTATTCTCGAACACCGCTTCACCAAGGCGATCTTCGATGAGATGGTCCGTGAGATCCGCTTCCGCTATATCAAGAGCCAGGTCCACGCTGGCGAGATGGTCGGTGCACTTTCTGCCCAGTCCATTGGTGAGCCGACGACGCAGCTGACACTGAACACATTCCACTCTGCAGGCACGGTGAAGGCAGGTGCCACCCAGGGTCTGCCGCGTATCCAGGAGCTGCTGGATATTCCCCGCAATCCCAAGAAGCCCCTGAACTTCGTCTACCTGAAGCCCGACTCCACAACCGACAGTTACGAGCAGGCGATTATGATGAAGCGCGAGATCCAGCAGACGACGGTGCGCAATATCACCAAGTCTGTGCGGATGTATTATGATCCGTTCCCGCTCACCACGGAGTCTGTGGTAGCCGATGACCGCGAGATTCTCCAGACTTACCAGCGCTTCTCGGCGGGCAAGCCCGAGTGTGCCTCCAAGTGGGTGATGCGTCTCGAGTTTGATGACACAGAGTTGGCAGCGCGCAATATCCAGGATATGGTCCTCATTCAGGACAAGCTCGGAGCCGCGGGTCTCCACATTCTCCAGTGCGTCTACTCGGACTCCAACTCCGAGAAGTTGGTGATGCGGATCGTGTTCCCTGAAGATACAGTCAAGAACCTCCTCACCCTACGGTTCCTCGAGGAGCGTGTTCTCGATGTCGTAGTCTCAGGTGTCGAAGGCGTGGGCCGCGTCTTCGTTCGCGAGGTCAACAAGGAAATGATCTGGGACGATACGGTGAACGGCTACATCTCCAAGAAGCAGCATGTCTTGGATGTAGAGGGCGCCAACTTGTTCGAGCTGCTGGCTCACGAGAGCGTGGACACGACGCGCACGTTCAGCAATCATATCTATGAAGTCCTGGATGTGTTCGGCATTGAGGCTGCCCGTCAGGCCACATGCAACGAGTTCGCCGAGCAGTTTGAGGAGGCGTATGTGAACTATCATCACATGTCTGTCCTGCTGGACTCCATGACCTACCAGGGCCGTCTACTGAGCGTGAACCGTTTCGGTATGGGCAAGCACGACAACGGTGTTCTCGCCAAGTCCTCGTTCGAAGAGACGTCGAAGATCCTGTTTAATGCCGCCGTATCTGCTGAGTTTGATGCGATGAAGGGTGTGTCGGCCAACATTATGTTCGGCCAGAAGCCTCCGTGCGGCACGGGCTTCGTGAGTATTCTGCTCGACGAGACGCGTCTGCCCGAAGGGAATGAGGAAGAGGCGTTCGTGGATTACCGTGAGCAGATCAAGAGTCGGGTGGAGAAGGCGAATGCCGAACCCGAGGGCGAGTGCAAGATTGATGATATCAGTATGTGGTAACTTAGGATTACGCATAGTGTGCGTATATATACAAATAAGAATGTCCTGGAAGGCTTCCGACGGCATCGGTAGTATCCAGGTTCTAGACGTGTTTGGCGCGGATCTCACCGTCGTCAATGCCGCCCGTGTATCGTTTGCAAAGGAGTCGACTGAATTCTCTGCAAATGACGAGAAGCTGATCAATTACCTCGCCAAACACAATCACAACAGTCCTTTTTTTCATCCCCAGATTCGGCTGCGAATCAAGATGCCGATCTTTGTAGCTCGCGAATGGTTCCGCCACCAGATCGGGTTCGCCCGTAACGAAGTATCCCGTCGCTACGTGGATATCAAGCCCGAGACGTGGATTCCTTCGCCTGAAGATCTGCGTGCCCGCGATCCCAAGATCAAGCAGGGAAGTATGGAGACTCCAGTCGAGAACTCCATTGTCCTGTCCGCCGAAATCAAGGAACACTGTGATGCAGCGGTGGGTTTTTACGAACATCTCCTAGAACACAACGTGGCTCCCGAGATTGCGCGAAGTGTGCTTCCGCAGGGAATGTATACGGAATTTGTGGAAACAGGGTCATTGGCTGCTTATTCCCGCCTCGTACTCCTCAGAACGGATCCAGGAGCACAGCGGGAAATCCAGGCATACGCCCGTGCTATTGTTGAACTCCTCGAACCCCATTTCCCCATCTCATGGAAGGCACTTACTCACAGCCCGATCAAAGAATAAAAACGACCACGACCAGCAACATCCAGCACGTCTGGAAGAATTGTGCTATCCTCTTCAGCAGCAATGTCGGAAAAAAGCCAGTACGGACAGACGGTGACCTACGATGTCTCTGCTGTGCATCACGACTTTCAGACGTCCAAGAGCCATGTCCAGTATGTGCGAACACTAAACCACGGAACGATGCTGATCATGGACGGGGAGATCCAGTATTCGACACTGGACGAGCATCGGTATCACTATCTACTCACGACCCCTATGTTTCAGCAGTCTTGTCGAATCCTGATTCTGGGGGGCGGCGACGGTCTGGCGGCGAGAAATCTCTACAAATCCCCGACCACTACCAGCATTACAATAGTCGACTGGGATCAGGAATTCGTCCAGTTCGCAAAGACAAATCTACCTGAGAACATGGGGTCTCTAGTAGATCCTCGAACGAAGCTTGTTTTTAGCGATGCTCTGGCCTATGTAGCATCTACCGACCAAACGTATGACGGTGTGATCATTGATCTCCCCGATCCCGATGGAGAAGGGATGGAGGCGCTTTACATTGATCTTCTGTCTACTCTTCCCCGCATTCTTGATGATCATGCGATCGTCACCGCGCACGTAGGACCAGTTTCACTTTGTAATGATCACCCGTGTTGGGCATTCATCGCAAACTGTAAAAAAACTATGAAGCAGTGTTTCAGTGTAGACCCTGTCTTTGACAAAGTCTATGTTCCTTCTTTTTCCCACGAATGGGGATTTCTATCGTGTTTTATTGGTGGGACATATACTCACTTTCCGCGGTTTCCTATTGAGAACGATGTGCGGAATATCTATTCCACTCTTTAGTCATTCAGTGGCGGCGCTTGCCCGCCTTCTTGGAGCGGCGGACGCGACGACGACCACCCTCGGGGGCAGGCGCTACAGGTCCAGCAGTCTGGTGAACCTCGGGCGCAACCGACGGCTCGGCTAGAGGCAGATCCGCGGGCTTCCCATCGGGCGATACAGGGGCAAGCTGGACACCATCGCTATCGGCACCGCCGACCCTGCGGGAACGACGACCCACCTTCTTGGTGCTGCGACGACGGCGACCACCGAGCAACTCGGACGGGCCCTTCCACGTGGCATCCGCGAGCGCAGGGAAGCGGCCCATTCCATCGGGAAGCTCAGAGCCAGTGTAGGGGCCACCCGTGAATCCATACGCGGTGCCACCGACCTTCGCCGTCTTTGAGCGACGGCGACGACCACCCATCGGGCCAGCCTTGTCCATCATCGTGCCACCCGTCTTGCTGGACTTCTTGTACGTCTTCTTCGCCGCCTTCATCGCATCGCCGAGCGACATGCCAGGCTTCTTCGCGGCCATAACAGCTTTTAACCATGCTGAGCGTCCACCTTCCATGTCTATTTGTTTCATTGATTAGACTTTATTGTGAAATCATACATGGGCGACGTGATCTGCTTCGGCTGGAATGAGACGCCTGCACTCTGTGGCTCGGGCTTCTTGTAGGTGACGGGCTGGTAACGCAGTGGGTCGGGTTTCACGGCGAATGAACTAGCGATGAACTGACCCGTATATAATTCCATCGCGTTGTCCAGCGACCCAAAATTCATAGCGACCCACTGGCATCCATACGCAAAGCAAATTTCCGCGTTCTTGTTCTTCAACTCCGTAGACCGCATATCGGGAACCACAAGCGTAATATTGCGCTTGTTGTATTCAATCAGCTCTTCGTGATCAAATGTCTGCGAGGCTTCCGTGTATGTCATGCGACGCATATTCGATGATGCCCACGACATGTTGACCAGCTCGTCCATTCCGTTACCCTTCGTGTTGCCGCCACTGACAATCACCAGTTTACCCATCAGTTTGCAAATGGGTTCAACGGCGAGATTCTTGCGCTGGTAAGAGTATTCATTGCGTAACATGAACTTGCGGAGGGTCATTTTCATCACGTCAGCACAACGAGTCATGAACGCATTATCTTCCGAGTGGAAGTTCAGCGAGAGAACAAAGGGGTTGGCGTATCCTGTTGTTGTCCCTGAATTAAACATTGTGTTCGCCAACGTCGTGCAGCAGTCCTCGAACTTCAGGGTGTTGTAGGTGAACATATTGTTTGTCTTGGAATCCGCTAGACCCACTGCGGGATCTCCGCCCACGGAGTAAATATCAAATTCAATCAGTCGCGCACCGCCCTTGATGACTTCCGTAATCGCATTCGTTGTGATGTAGGTGTAGACAGTTGTGGACGGAATCACAGTGTATCCTGACGAAGACATGTAGTAGTCGCACAGGACATTGTCTGAGGGGCATCCAAGAGGAGCAGCCTTCACAATATCCGAATACACTGCGAGATCCTTCGTCAGTGTCGCATCGGACGGGGGGAAATTGACCATGTTTACATACGCGAGAGTCGTCATAGCAACGCCTAAACAGGCAATCGCTGCTAGAACGACATACCACAGAACCGTGCGGCTATCCATTATTTCTTAGCAGGGGGTTGTTTATATTTGAAAAACAGCGGGCGCATCATCATCACCACATCATCGGGAACCTGTTTGTCCATGGGAATATCAAAGAGACAGCAGTGGAGAAAGTAGATGCAATACATTCCGCATTGCGCGTCCTTATACTGGTGACGTGTCGAGTTGTAGGAGAGGACCATCGGTGTCTTGAACAGTTTCATATCATCCACCTGCTGCTTCCAACGCTGCATAAGACGCGCTACCTCCTTCTCGGGTTTCTGGCCATACGAATCAAAGTAGGTCATCTTCGCATGTTCAAGGTCTGGACGCATATCGAGGAACGCAGCGATCCAGTGTTCACCAGGTCCGTCGTGCGGATCCGTATTAAA